TACTCTAAAATCATTGGCGTAAATTTTAATGTGGCCTGTGCCTTGGTCGCTAATGATACTATTAAATCCATCATGGTAAATCTGTAGGTCAGACCCAGCACCGAATATGGCTTTGTCGTTGTCACCGAATGACAAGTTGCCTGTCATAGTATCACCAGCAACATTTACATAACGTGCATCTGATTGTGTCTGCGTAAGGTGATCCGCTAAGACGAATGTGCCATATCCAATGATATCCACTACATCATTAACTGAAGTAGCAGAGTTAAATACAATAGATGTACCTGTGGTGGCTGTTACGTCTTTGGTGGAGCCAATAACCTGTTTCACACCATTCAAGAATACGTCTACATATCCCGCATCGTATGTTGCTGCGAATACTGTTTGACCAGCCGTAGCTGTATAGCTGTAGCGGTTTGTAGTACCATTTACTGATGAACCAGCATTTGTCCAACCGTTGGCGGAGTATACTTTCATAGCACCCGCTGTGGTATCGAAATACAGATCACCTACATCCAAGGCTGACCCGTCTGGATCTTGCGTAGGAGCGGAACCTTGTGCGCCTAGATATTGGTTTTGGAATGTTGCTAAAGATGTCGCCGCCGCATTCTTGCTAGTTAAGGCTGCCGCCGCTGAGTTACTTGCATTAGTAGCCGAAGTTGCAGCATTTGATTCTGAGGTTGCAGCATTTGCAGCCGAAGTCGCCGCCGCTGTACTACTGCCAAGAATATTATCTGCATAAGATTTGTTTACAGCATGGTCATTGGCAGTTGGAGTAGCCAATCCCGTAATGTTGTTGGAACCCATTGCAAGGTTACCAGACATACTATCGCCTGATTTATTTACCTGAAGAGCATCCTGCTGGTCTGTATAAGCCTTACTAGAAACATCCTGTGCTGCTGTTGGGTCACCTACACCAGTAATCTTGTTGGTGGACATGGCGATTGCGCCTGTCATGGTTCCGCCAGCTAGTGGTAACTTAGTCGCAATGCTGTTTGTAATTGTTGTAGCAAAGTCTGGATCATCGCCCAGCGCAGCCGCTAGTTCATTTAGTGTATCCAGTGTACCCGGAGCACTATCAACTAGATTAGCTACAGCGTTATCAACGTCTACCTTACGTGCCGCATCATTATCATTTGTTGGTGCAGTAAGATTAGTGATAGTAGCTGACGTACCAGCATTCATGTTCAACGTACCGTCGATAGTCACGTTGTTGAATGTGGATGTACCAGAACCAGCGGTTACGTTACCTGTTAGGTTACCTGTGACGTTGCCCGCAACATTTCCCGTATGTACCCCTGCCGTGTTACCCGTTACGTTTCCTGTTAGTGCGCCTGTAATGCCGCCACTAGCCGTTACTGTAGTAAATGCACCACTGGATGCTGTAGTAGCACCTATAGTGGCCCCATCTACAGCTCCACCATTAATATCAACAGATGCTAGTGTAGCTTGACCTGTGGTAGATATTGTAGTGAAATTACCAGACGCTGCGCTGTTAGCACCAATAACAGTACCATCGACAGCACCACCATCAATGTTTACTGAGTTCAGTGTTGCTAAACCTGTAGACTGTAGAGTGGTAAACTTACCTGTGCTGTGTGAGTTTGCACCTACTGTAGCACCATCGACAGATCCACCGTTAATGTCTGCTGTGGCTGCTGTTAAAGTGGCAGCTTCTAAAGTTGTGAATACACCAGCCGCCGCATTAGTAATACCAATAGTAGTGCTATCAAGAGCACCAGAAGCAACATCAATAGAATTAATTGTTGTAGTACCTGTAGTGAAGTTTGCATTAGCTGCAATAGTAACAGCACCACCTAAATGTGTTGTACCAGCTACGTTTAAAGTACCATCAATATCTGTGTTTCGGCTTACAAATAGATCCCGCCAACGCTTAGTTGTGCTACCTAAGTCATTTGTGTTGTTAGCGTGTGGTCTAAAATCACCATTAGTATCTATGAACCTATTCTCTAACCATACAGCCGCACCAGACGCAGCATACACACATACAAAATAACGATCATCATTAACGAAATACCAGCTAGATCCTACAACATACCCATCAGCAGTATCATCTCCAGCACCCGGTACACGAGTAGCAGCAAAGTTATTACGTCCACCCAAGCCACCATTAATTGCAGGAAGAAATCCTGAAACCGAAGTTGATAGTTCAATCTTAGGGGCATTCCCCGTGGTCCCGTCATGGGAGTGTCCGCTGCTGAGATTAAAAGCCGCTGCAAGCTGGTTAAATTCAGCCGTTAGTGGTGGAGCTGTAATGTTCTCACCGTTTATTATGCTTGCTGTGGACTGTCTGGTATATCCAGCCATTATCGTCTCCCTGATTGCGTATACTCTAGGACGATCCCTTGAATACTGTGAGGTTCAAAGTTGCCTGTAGTAACGTAAGTAATTCGTGCTGAGAATCCGCTACCCTCTACGGCAGTGCTAAGTATAGGTTTGTCAGATCCACCATAAAGTAAACCTGAACCATTATATGTTGTGTTAGTCCCTCGATAGACAACAGGACGACCTGTAATCTGTTCGATAAATGATTGAGGATTTGCAGTATCTGCGGCGAACCAATCATAAGTAACGCCTAAGAATATTTCCAAGTTACCTTCAGCACGTATAAATGTATTTACTCGGCGTAGGTTCTTTCTAACTTCAGTATCTCCAAAATCAAAGAATGGAGTGGAGTACACTGCGGTAATATCATTACCACCAAACTGTGTGCCTTTTTCCTGCTGGTATACTTTACCATCATAGTCACCGTGTAGAACAATCTCTTGTCCATTCACGTAATCTGATGCAGCACAGTTTGCTCTTATACCTAGAAGCTCACCAAATTCCCATCCAAGCTGTTGGTCAGAAGTACGAAGGCCTCCGATTAGTCCAAACCCTTCCGTAACTGTTGTAGCCGCTCCAGATAAGAAATATCTAAGTTGCCCTTTACTACGAACCACCACAGAGACTAGATCCGATAAATCATAGGATGAAGGCAAAGTCTGTACAAGTGTTTGTATAGATTTGGAAATTGTTTCGATCTCTACGTCACCAATTCTGGAAGTACCAGAAACCGGACGCAGGCCATCAGGAGCTAAGAATGCTAGATCACCACCTATTTCAACAACCGAGTCTCGTGCTACACAACCTACGTTGGCTGTCACAGGCTCTACGAGAAATACTAAATCGTTGTCTGGTACAATCTTCTTGATTTCGTTTGTACCAAATATGAATAAGTCAGTACGGAATGGAGCGAGTTGAACTAGATCAAAACCAACTCTAATAACCGCAGAGTTAGTAGCTGGGTCAAAGTTTGTTTCATTACGTGTATCTGAATAAGCTACCTGTGAGGCGTTTGTTTGATCACCACCAAGAAATAAATATCCCTCAAAGGCTTTTACTAGCTCAGGTCTAGCTGGTACGTTTGTACCACCCGGAGAGGATGCACCGCCACTGTTAGTAGGACTTAGTTCTTTCCAGTTAGTGCCATCGTATACAACTGCGTTGTTAATACCATCTACGAAGCATATTTTAGATCCACCACCGAAGTTAAACTTAGCTGCCCGCAATCGTTTAATTGTTAGACTGTCATTACTTGTTACAGTATTTCTGGTAACTCCTGTTGTGTACTTAGACCAACCCGCACCAGATACAAAACGGTAGAAGTTATATTCTCGGTTATCAATTACAACTACGGAACCTACAGGAGCCGCTGTATTTAAGGTTATAGCGTTGCCATTTCTAGTGTAAGCAGATGATGCTAAAATACTTCCATCAAGCAATACAGCAAAATTAGCAGTGTTTGTTATAGTTAGAGAACGACTGTTATCATCATTAAAGTTAAAAACACTTCGAGGAGATCCTGTGACAGTGTATGTGTACACTCTGTCTTTTCTAGCCGCAATAATTTCTGTAGCTAATGTGTTATCGTTATAAAATATTTCTAGACCTAAAACTGGTCCTTCAGCATTATCACCACCTACAACAGGGTTAGGTCCGTAATCCTCATATCCTTCTAGGCGTCTATATCCACCAAATAGGCTGGTCTCATAATTAACAAGCCGGGTTGCTGCCCCGGGCTTCTCATCGCTTAATAGCAGATGGTTCTGCGTAGCGTCTAGGCCACCTCTACAGACAGCCTTAAATGATTGGATATTATCAGCCATTAAAAACTTACTCGGGTATCTCTAATACTCTCGTACTTATTGATAAGCACAGACTGCATGTCTTTAATACCTTGAAGGAACTGAGACATA